GAGAGAATCACCGTCGGAGCCTCTGGCGCATCATCGGTAACCTTCAACAACATTCCTCAGACTGGTTATACCGATTTGAAGGTTGTTATGTCAGGTCGCATTACTGGATATTCAGGAACGACCTATGATTACCTTGGAATTACTTTCAATTCTGATGCAACTTCTTCATATAACAATATAGTTCTTTATGGTAATGGCTCATCTGCTGGTTCGTTTAGCGTGTCTCCAACTACATCTATTCGTCAAGCAGTAACTATGCCATCGGATGCGGCAACTGCCAATACATTTGGCAATTCAGAGATGTATATTCCAAACTATTTAGGCTCCGCATATAAATCTGTATCAACGGATTCAGTGTCTGAAAATAATGGCACTACTACCTATGGAACTTTAGCATCTGGTGTTTGGAATAAAACAACAGCAATCAACGCAGTTACATTTGTTCCACTTCAGGGAACAAAGTTTACCCAATACTCAACCTTCTCTCTCTACGCCCTAGCCGCAGTCGGCACAACACCTGTTATCGCTCCTTACGCTAGCGGTGGAGACATTATCCAAACAGACGGCACTTATTGGTATCACGCGTTTATCAACTCAGGATTCTTTACGCCTAACAAGGCATTGTCCTGTGATGTGTTGGTAGTAGCAGGTGGTGGCGGTGGAGGAGCATACGGTGGTGGTGGAGGCGCTGGCGGTGTACTTGGTTTTGCTTCGCAATCCTTGGCTGCTAACACATCCAACCTTGTTACCATCGGTGCTGGTGGCGCTTTGGGAAATACATCTCAAGGAACTAGCGGAGTCAACTCACAATTCGCATCTCTTACTGCTGCTATTGGTGGCGGTTATGGAGGTATGTATAACGGTTCTGCTTATGTCAACGGTGCTAATGGAGGATCGGGTGGCGGTGCGCCATTTGCTACTTCAGGAGGATTCGGTACAGGCACATCAGGTCAAGGCAACAATGGTGGAACTGCTACTGGCGGTGGCGGTGGAACTAACCGTTCTGGCGGTGGTGGCGGTGGTGCTGGAGGAGTCGGCGGCAATGGCGTAACTGGCACTGGCGGTGTCGGTGGAGCAGGTGTAAATACTGTTACCAACTGGGGAAGCCTTTCCACTGCTCTTACAACCCTTGGTTTAGGTGTCAGCGGTTATATTGCTGGCGGTGGTGCTGGTGGTAATGAAAATCAAAATAGCCAATCAGGTGGTTCTGGCGGTGGTGGAAGCAATAGCGGTGGTACTGGTAATGCGGGTGCATCCAATACTGGTTCTGGAGGCGCTGGCGGTGGTTCGTCAATAACTGGCGGCAACGGCGGCTCGGGTGTAATCATTGTTCGATACGCAATCTAAGGAGAAAACGAATGGCAACTTACTTCGCACAACTAGAAGATAACAAAGTAACTCAAGTTATCGTTGCAGATCAATCCTTTGTGGATTCTCTCGGCGGTACTTGGGTTGAGACATTCATGGATGGCGGTTCACGCAAGAACTACGCTGGCATTGGCTACACATACGATTCAGAAAAAGATGCGTTCATTGCGCCTCAGCCGTTCCCTTCATGGACATTAAACGATGACGCTCGTTGGGTCGCACCAGTACCAATGCCAATAGATGATAAGTTCTACAACTGGAACGAAACTGAACAGAAATGGGAAGAAATAAATGTCTGATACACCTACACGCATTGAAGTAGACTGCACCACTCGTGAAGTCAAGGAGATTCCTCTTACTCCTGCTGAAATCGCTGAACGCGATCAAATGGCAGCACAAGCAGCCGTTGATGCCGCTGCTAGAGCACAAGCCGAACAAGCAAAGGCTGACGCGAAGTTATCCGCTCAGGCTAAGTTGCAAGCACTTGGTCTAAGTGGCGATGAAATTGCTGCGATAACTCAGTAAATGAACTTAGTCCAAAAGGCGGTTGGACATGGTGGTAAGTTAGCCCCTCTTATATTGCCCTCAGAGATTACTGGGGGAACGGGGCTAATGAATCCATCTGTATTTATAGATGATGAAGGCGACATACTCTGCGTTCTTCGGCATATCAACTACACCCTTTATCACGCCGAACATGAACAACGCTTTCCGAGCATTTGGGGTCCATTAAGTTACCTTCACCCCGAACAAGACCAGCACCTAAGAACTACTAACTACTTATGCCGTCTTGATAGTGATTTCAATATAACTGATTACTGCGTTATTGAAATGATGAACCTTCACGAACCTATTTGGGACTTTGTAGGGTTAGAAGATGCTCGACTGCACCAATGGAACGGCGACTATTACATCTCAGGCGTTCGGCGCGATACGACTACTAATGGTCAAGGTCGTATGGAGAAATGCCGTATTGAATTAGATAAAGTGAACTGGACGGCTAAGGAAGTAGAGCGTGTCCGTATTCCTGTCGCAGATGAATCTAGTTACTGTGAAAAGAACTGGATGCCTATTCTTGATCGCCCTAATCATTATGTGAAATGGACTAACCCAACAGAAGTTATTGAAAGCGTGGCTCAAATCTCTCGCGTGGCTTCTTTAAAGGGTGGCGCAGTTCCACCGACAGATCAGCGAGGCGGTTCGCAGTTAGTTCCCTATAAAGACTATTACATAGCCATAACGCATGAAGTCGTATTATTCAAGAACTATATGGGGCAAAAGAATGGAACTTATCGCCACCGACTCTGCGTATGGAATAAGGACATGGAGTTAGTCGGCTTCTCGCCCGAGTCTTTTAGTTTCCTCGAAGGTCAGATTGAATTCTGTAACGGAATAGCCGAACACAACGGGCGTTTCTTAGTCGGCTTTGGCTTCCAAGATAATGCGGCTTTCATGCTTGAAGTTCCATTAACAGTAATAGATCAACTACTGGAAGAAGCATTACATGGAAATTGAATCGCTAATTTTCGATCTATCTAAAGACCCTTTTAATCCTGAATTAAACTTCAAGATTGCTCAGCAATACGAAAAGATAGGACAGACGGCTTCGGCTATTTCCTTCTATCTTCGGACGGCTGAATATGGGTACGAATCTAGCCCTTCATTTGTTTATTGTGCGCTCCTTAAAGCCGCTCAATGCTTTGAAACTCAACAACATCGCCAAGCCACAGTAGAGAACTTAGTATTTAAAGCCATTTCGTACCTGCCTTCTCGTCAAGAAGCCTTTTTAATGCTCAGCCGTTTGCGCGAACAAGAAAAGAAATGGCAGGAGTCATATTCGTTTGCACAAATAGGATTAAGGCAGCACAACTTTCCTTCCCTTCCTGCTGATGTTGGTTATACCGACTACGCCTTAACTTTTCAAAAGGCGGTGGCTGGTTGGTGGGTCGGGCGACAACAAGAGTCAATCGATTTGTTTAAACATTTATTAACACTTGATATAACAGACGCGTACCGTCAAGCAATCCAAAGAAATCTTGATACCATTACGCCAGCCTGATTTACGAGAGGCAACTAAAGGAGCAAGCACATGGGTCTAATCGACCGCTTAGCACAAGCAGTAGCAGATAACATTAACAAGAGCCTTCCTGCTGGCGCAGTCGCCATGACGGAAGCGCAGATGCGTAATAGTCCTAATGTTCAAACACAAGGCTACGGAACGCAAGTTCCATTAGAGCGCAATAACGCAATGCTCAATGTTCCTTTTAGTCCCGGAATTCCTATCATTCCCGGAGCGATCAATCCACTACAAGATCGAGGTCGTCCTGACCCACGCCGTTATGAGTTTCAAGTTGCTCAGAACATTAACATTACTGAAACTCGACTTGTACCTTTCAAGACTCTACGCGCAGCAGCAGATCAGATTGATATTTTGCGCCGTTGTATTGAAGTCTTAAAATCAAAAGTTACTTCTCTTAATTGGGATATCGTTCTTGCTGAGGATGCTGCTGAAAAACTAATCGCTGAAATTGGCGGTTCACAAGTACACGCAATGAATACTGCTCGCGGTCAATTCACAGAAGACATTAACAAGGCTCGTCAATTCTGGGAACAACCTGATAAGGCTAACGGACTTATTTTTACCGATTGGCTAAACATGGCACTAGAAGAAATTCTAGTTCTTGATGCTTGGGCGGTATGGCCTCAGCAAACTGTCGGCGGAGACTTGCTAGGAATTCAGATTCTTGATGGCGCGACTATTAAGCCACTTATTGACGATCGCGGTATGCGCCCAACTGCTCCTAATCCTGCATATCAGCAAATCCTTTACGGCTTCCCTCGTAGTGAATTTAGCGCACCAACTGAAGGTGAAATTACCGATGGTGAATTTACTTGCGATGAACTTTCATACATGATTCGTAATCGCCGTACCACAACAATCTATGGTTACTCACCAACAGAGCGCGCACTTCCTGTCGCCGATCTTTACTTGCGCCGTCAGCAATGGCTTCGCGCTGAATATACCGATGGCGTAACCCCTGAACTTCTTATGAAGACAGATGCCAACTTTGGTAATAACCCTGATCTACTTCGTCGTTATGAAGACATTTTCAATAACGATCTCGCTGGACAACTAGAGCAGCGTAAGCGCGTTCGCCTTCTTCCTGTTGGCATGGAGCCAGTTCAATTTGATGGCTATGGAGAGCGTTTTAAGGAAACCTTTGACGAATATCTAGTTAATACTATTTGCGGTCACTATGGCGTTATGCCTTCTGAGATTGGCTTCTCTCCTAAGGGCGGTCTTGGTGGTGCTGGTCATCAGAAGGGTCAAGCAGAGTCAGCAGAAGTAATTGGTGCTATTCCTTTGGCTAACTGGGTCGCTCGAATGATTACTCACCTTTCGTACATTTATCTAGGTATGCCTCGCGAACTTGAATTTAAGTTCATGGAAACAAATCGCGATGATAAAAAGGAAAAGGCTGAGACTCATCAGATCGAACTTGAAACTGGTGGCATTACTCTTAACGAATTGCGTTCAGAGGCTGGTCGTAGTCTTATCGAGTCACCTGAAGCCGATATGCCAATTATTGTCGTTGGCTCATCTGCTTACTTCATCACTCCTGAAGGTGCTATTCCGTTTGATAGTTCTCCCAATATGGACGAAAATGGAATAGTTGAAGAACCTGAGACTCCTGAAATTCAACCACCTACTGAGACTCCTGAGATCGAAGCACCAAAAGAGACACCAGCAGAAACTCCTAATGAAGCGGCTAAAGAGATGAAATCTTTTTTACGCTGGCTTCGTAAGTCTCCTGATCGTGAGTTTAAGTTTGTAGCCGTTGAAGTTCTTTACGCTGAAGTCCTTAATAAGTTTGTTAAGGATAAAGATTATGACTCAGCCCGTTGGTATGCCGAGCGTTATCTTTCATAAGTGGATAAATTATGGCGAAAGATGCACGGAGCAAAAGTCCGTCTATCTATTCAACACGCGGAAATAATTCAGCAAGCGTTAAAAGATTCTGTTGATGTAAAAAAAGTAGTTAGAGAGTGGCTAGACAACCACTTCACTTCTGAAGTTACTACTCAGCAGGGTAGAGACTGGGCAAATGTTCATGTCTTTATTGACGACTCTAAACTGAATAAGGCTCTCCGTATTATTTACGCAGAAGGGTATGCACTCGGTAGCGATATGGCGTTATCGGGTGTTGCTGCTCATCTCACTCGCAAAGCCTCTCAAAGAGAACAATTGGCTCGCGCTAGTGTTATTGATTGGAACGATTGGAAGCCCGGAAATAAAGCGGCGGCTAATCTTCTTAAACCTGAAGGTGGACTCAGAGACTTAATGGAGTCTCGGCAAGTAACGCTTACGGGTATTAAAGGAACAACGCTTGATCGTATTGGTACTGAATTGGCTAGAGGATTACAAAAAGGCTTACCGCCTAGTCAAGTCGCGCCAGCCGTAGAAGGTATCTTGGCTCCATTACGCGAAAAGATCGCTTCTGAATTAAATGCCAATATTGACGATTTGATGAGCGACTCTCAACGCGCCTTAACAATTGCCCAAACAGAAATGTCTCGCGCCGTATCTGTTGCCTCTCGTCAAGAGTACAACGACTTAGGCGTGGAAATGGTTGAGTGGTTAGTAGCCGAGCCTTGTGACGATTGCGCCGAAAACGAAGCCGTTTCGCCTATCCCCATTAACGACACTTTCCCTAGTGGCGATACAGAGCCACCTGCTCACCCCAACTGTATGTGTTCACTTGCACCTTATGTCGCTGATACATCAAGCCTCTATGATGCGTTATCATAAACCAACTAACTGATAGGATAATCCAATGGCTCTTGCGCAAACTAATAACACAGTCGGAACTACTACTTCACTTCTATATTGCGTTCCAACAGGTAACCGCCAAAACATTCCTGTTTATATCGACAACCTTGATACTGCTGCTATTTGGATTGGTGATTCAAACATAACAGCGTCAGGTGCGACACAAGGAATTAAAATAGCATCGGGCGCAAGCCGTCAGTTGTGGATGAATTCGGGCGATATGCTTTACGCAATTTCAGCAGCAGGTACAGGCGCAGGACTTGTCGTAGTTACTGCTTCGGTTTAAGGAGATAAATAATGGCTACTAATTTCGCAACTTCATACGCGGCAATTATTAAAAGCGAAAAACAAGATGACGGTTCGCTTATGGTTTATGGCAAAGCAACAGACGATAATATTGATAGCGATAACCAAATTTGCGATGCAACTTGGTTGAATAAGGCTATGCCTGACTGGTTTAGAACTGGCGGAAATATCCGTGAGCAACATTCAAATATTGCTGCTGGCGTTGCTAAGGAATTAGATAGCAAGGCTGATGGTCATTACATCACCGCTCATGTTGTCGATGCTTCTTCTGTTAAGAAGGTTGAAGCAGGAGTACTAAAGGGATTTTCAATCGGTATTCGCGCACCTCGCATTGTGCGTGATGAAAAGGCTGCTAATGGTCGCATCATTGATGGACAGATCGTAGAAGTCTCTCTCGTTGATCGCCCTGCCAACCCACACGCCAAACTTATGTTGGCTAAATCAGACGGAACGGAAGTAATCCAAGTGGAAGAAATGATTGAACAAGAATTGCCAGTAGCAGAAAATAATAGTGAGGTTTCTGTTCCTGCTAGTGAGGTTTTGGTTGAAGAAACCTCACCAATTGAGACTGCTGAAAAGCGCGCAGTTGGCGAAAGTGCTGAAGTTGAAACCGAAGAAGGTTCCTCTCCTAATGCTGCTGCTGAAGAAGTCGCTGAAGCCGAAGGTAAGAAGCCTCTCGATAAGGCTGACGGATGCGACTGCGATGGTTGCAAGTCATGTGCTGATATGGGTGGGTGCGAAAAGTCACCTTGCGCTAAGTGCATGAACACTAAGTCTGAATCTGTCGATAAGTGCTTGACTTGTGGTTGCCACAAGCCTGCCGACAATCACGGAGACGAATCTCTTTCAACCGCTGAAATGGTTCAAGAGAAGTCCTCTACAACAGTTCTCCCTCGCATCGGGGTAGATGGTCAGGACCTTGCAGATAATGGTCTTGATGAGGAAGAAGATGTAACTAAGTCTGCTCTAAATGCCATCGATGTTGATAGCATTATTGAGAAAGCCGTAAAGAGTGCTACTGATTCAGTTCGTAATGAGGTCGAGTCACTTGTGGTTGCAAATAAGGCAGCGCAAGACACAATCGATAAATTACAGACCGAACTAGCAGCGGCAAATCAAAAGGCAGTAAATGGTGGTCCTAAGCGATCAGTAATCCAGCCAGTAGAAAAGGCTTCTAACGAGTTTCTTCTAAAGGCTGCTGACTACCGCAACAAGGCTGCTGCAACAACAGACCGCGACCTCGCTCGCGGATACCGCGAAATGGCTTCAGAACTTGAAGCAGATGCCGCAAAACTAAACAACAACTAACCTCTTTACGAAAGGAAATACAATGGCATTAACGCCACCAAAGGCTGCTGATCTGTTTTCAGATGCAGAATCGCCTAAGGCTGCTGCTGCCCGTCACGACGAATATGTCGCGTCAATCAGCAAGTCAGCAGAATCATCTGTTACTGACCCATCTGCACTTATGCAAGTTATGAGCGGAAACGGAATTAACTTCGAGTCTGTAAACAAGTCCACAGACTCAATCGCACAGTTGGAAGCACTTGTTGCTAACAAGTCTCTTTCACCTGATGCAGTTGGTTCACTTAACGCTGCTCTCGCTTCTCAGCGTATGGCTATGGACACAATCAACAAGGACATTAGCCTTACAGTTCCACTTTCAACATCTTTCGCTGCCTTCGACCTCGAAGCACCATCGAAGTTGCTCACACCTCGCCCAACACCACTCCGTAACAAGATCACCCGTAAAAAGGGTGTCGGTACCTCACACCGCGTAAAGCGCATCACAGGTTACACAGGTACAGGAACTGGCGGACAAGGTAACATCTGGCCGGGAATTACAGAATCTACAACTACTGCTTTTGGTTCAATCAACTACGAGCGTGGTCCAAAGATTGCTTACACCGCTGACGATCTAGTACTTCCTTACAACTCCTACTCACTATCTGACTCAGTATCGTTCGATGCTAACTTCTCAGGTATGGGATATCAGGATCTCCGTCAGTTGTCTTCAACTTCTACACTATATGCCACCATGCTGATGGAAGAACGCATGATGTTAATGGGTCGCGGAACCGCTTCAGGTTATGCTGGCGCACTTGCTGCTCCAACAGTAACTCTTACTAAGCCTTCTGCTGGTACGGGACAGGTTGCACTTGCTGATAACACCTACTATGTCTATGTAACTGCTGACGCAGGTATTTCAGGCTCAGGTTTTGGTGAGTCTATTGTTTCCTCAGTTCAATCACAGACAACTTCTTCACAGGTTTTGAAGATTGTCGTCGCTGATGTTGTTGGTGCACTTGGTTACAACGTTTATGTTGGTACAACCACAGGAACTGCAAACGCTAAGTATCAGGGTACCTTCAAGGGTAACACCGCTTATGTCGTTGGTGCTGGTTCTACAAAGGTTGGCGATACTCTCGTTTACTCAACCGCTTCAACAATTACTGCTGCTCGTGCTAATGCTGATACTTCTGCTTACGCAACAGGATATGACGGAATTCTCCCAACTGTCCTCGGTGCTAACTCAGGTTATGTAAACGACATCAACACAACCTTCTCAACATCAAACCCTGGTGTTGAATATCAGACAGTCTTTGCCTCACTCTATGACTCTGTAAAGGCTGACCCAGATGAGATTCTTCTCAATGGTGCAGATCGCAAGCAGTTGTCTGATGCAATCAAGAACGGCTCAACCGCTAACTACCGTATCAATCTTTCACAGACCGATACAGGCGACTATGTTGGTGGAGCAGTTATTGGTGCGCTTCATAACGAGATCACAGGCAAGTTGGTTGATCTTACTGTTCACCCATGGCTACCACAGGGTGTCTCACCAGTTCTCTCCTACACACTTCCAATTCCTGATACTGAGGTTTCGGATGTATGGGCGAACATTCTCGTTCAAGACTATATGGGAATTCAGTGGCCTGTGAACCAGTTCGCTTACGAATTTTCAACTTACTTCCGTGGAACCTTCTTCTGCTACGCTCCTGCATGGAACGGCGTAGTTTCAGGAATTGTTTCTGCTTAGTCAGTAATGTCGTAAACAGTTGGGGGGAGAGTCTTAACGGCTCTCTCCCTAACTCTTATAGAGAGGGCAAATTATGTCGAAGTTAGTTCCACCAAATCACGGCGTTCGCGGAGTAGATGTTCAAACTTCTCGCGGTACTAAAAAAGTAAATGTTGGCAAAGACGGATTACTTAATGTTAATAATCCTAAAACTGTTAAAGCATTAAAGGCTGAAGGATTTGTTGAAGCAAATCTGAGTGGCTACTCATCAGGGGATTTTGATAAGGGATACAATTGTTCTGCTTGTGGGTTTGGTAGTTGGTTTAAAAAGTGTGGGCGTTGTGGGCATGAAAACGATAGAATAGAAATGGATAGTTCAAATGGCTAACGCAATCGCTCCCAATACTGAACAATTTAGCGTTCCATACTTAACCATTAATGAATTTAAAAGCGCGCCTACCGCTATCGATTACGACAATCTCGTTGTAGGTGGCAATCAGGCTGCGCAAGACGCAGAACTTACTAACGCCATTACACGCGCTTCTTCATGGATAGATCAATACTGCAATCAGATTCTCGGAGCAACGCAAGATACTGAACAACAACGCGGTCGCATTAAATCAGATGGCACTATCCGTTTTCACCCTAAGTACAACCCTATTATTGCTCTTACTTCTTTCTCTTACGGAACAGACCCTACGAGCCTTGTAGCAGCCTCAGATTGCTCTGTGGCATGGATTGAAGAAGGGGAGATCATATTCCCTTACGCGAGCCTTAACGCCTCTTATAGCAGCCAAGGACCCCTTCAATTTGGTATGCCTTCAACTCCGGGACATGAAATTTTTCTTCGCTACAACTATGTAAATGGTTATTCCAATTCGACTATTGCTACTGCTACTGCCAGCGCAACAACACTAACGGTTACAAATGCGACAGGCATCGTGGCGGGGCAATCTCTTAAAATCTATGACGGCTTATATTCAGAAAATGTAACAGTTGCTTCTACTTATACTTTTGGAAGTACAACCGTTCCGCTTAACTCAGCCCTTCTCTACACTCACGCAGCAGGTGTCGCTATTTCAGCAATGCCAGCAGCCGTAAAGCAAGCCGCAATTCTTGTTTCAACCGCCTTCCTTAAAGTGCGCGGAGATAACTCTCTTGTAATGGATATTTCAGTTCGTGGCTCAGAGGCAGGAGCAGCGGCGCGTAATATCACTTCCGATCTTTCCTTAGCCCAAGACTTGTTAAAGCCGTTCCGCAGGATTCGCTAATGGCTTCATCTCGCGCCGCAGTTCGATCTGCAATTCAAGGTTGGATTAATGCTGGAAGCGTCCCTAATCTCAATCAAGTCCTCGTATCTTTTCCTAAGCAGATTAATTTTCAAATTAACGCTTCGGCTGGTCAATTAAATCGTGCAGTTGGCGTGGTTAATATTTCTTCTGAAAGCGAAACTCGTTTAACTGTCGGTGGTGCCTATAATGGCTGGAAGCGTGTCGATTACCAAATAGACTTTCAAATCTTCCATCTCTCTTTAGAGAAAAAGGCTGAGTCAGGTATGGATTCTTTCGACATTGTTATTGATGGTGTTAAAAATTTACTTCGCGGGGGCGGACATACGCTAGGATTACCTGATGGTTCAGTAATTTGGCAAGCAGCCGAACCGAGCATTACCGCTCAGTACGGACTTCCTTTTACTAACGATGCTGGTGCGACAGAGATATGGGCTTCGATTAGTTTTTCTGTTACCCAAATGATTCAAGCATAGGAGAGAAATGGCTAAGTTTATTTACAACGGAGAAGATGAACGCGTGTTCCCTTCTATCTCAGTAGTTGTTAAGTCGGGAGATGTGTTTGACGCACCCGTTGACTTCAATGCGCCTGATGTTTCTTTAGTTAAAGCCACCACACCAGCCCCAACAGTAGGAGATGAAAAATGACCCTTGCACAACCATCCGTAAAAAGTTACTTAGGTATTGCTAAAGAAACTACCAAAGGAACTCCTGTTGCGGCTACCAATTTTGTTCCGTTTACACTAAATGCTTTTAAGCCTGTTGATGTTATTGCCCCTCTTTACGACACGGGCGTTCGTGGCTCTATGGTTGAAAACTATGCGTACCTTCAAGGTCGCAAGCATTCCACTATTGAAGTCGCTGGACCTGCTTTCGCAGACACTATTGGATATTGGGTCGCTGGCGTTCTTGGCGATGTAACTACAACTGGTTCATCTGCTCCATACACCCACGCAATTGCACTTAAAAATGCCGTAGGTGGTGCTGGCGATGCTCAGCCAACTGCTTTCACTATTACCGACTTCTATTCTGCTAACACTCGCCAATACGCAGGTGCGCAGGTAACAGATTTTGGTCTTACTTTTAATGCTGACGGAATGTTGGAATACACCGCCAAGATGATGGCGTTCCCTTCTAACACTACAACCGCCCCAACTCCTTCATTCTCAACTGTTCTTCCAACTCAGGTTTGGACAGGAACAGTTTCTGTTGCTGGTACTCAAATTGCGTACACACGCAACGCGACCCTTGACCTTTCTCGCAAGTCTGAAGCGATCTTTGGTATTTCCAGTACCCAATCTCCTTATCAGATTTTCCTTGGCGGTCTTACTGCTAAGGGCAAGATCACTTTCGTTATGCAAGATGACGCAGAACTTACTCGTTACCTTTCAAACACTCAACCAGCCCTTACCTTTAACTTCTCTACTGGCTCAGGCGCAACTGCGACTCAGATTTCGTTTACCTTATCTAAGGGTGCTTACATAACTGGCGCAATTGAGCGTAATGCTGACTATGTAGAAATTACAGTCGATCTTGAAGGCATTGGTAACACTACCGATGTTGGAGCGACTTCAGGCTACTCACCAATTAAGTTCACACTTCAGAACGCATTGGCTTCGGGTACATATCAGTAAAAACTAGACTCCTAACTGGGTGAGTCCGCCTTCCACTTGCCCAGTTAGGCTTTTATTCTGCGAAGGCTTGTAGGAAGGAAATGTATGTCTAAGGTTATTACTCTCCCCTCAGGTAACACCGCAACGCTTCGTGACGCTTCGACTCTCAAAGTCAAAGATCGTAAAAAAGTATTTGCGGCTGCAAATAATCAAGAAGGAATTCTGCAAGCACTCTCTATTGCCGATGGGCTTATTGCAGTACTTGTCGAAGCGTGGTCATTTGATGCCCCTATCCCGTCTGTATTGCTCGGCACATTGGATGAACTTTCAATGGCTGATTACGATGTTCTAACAGAACACGCGGCAGAGGCTCAGGATGTTTTATTCCCCAACTTGGCTAAAACGCCTGAAACCGAGGCAGACCCAAAAGCGGTTACCGGAAACTTCAGCGTCTAAAGGATTTACTCAAAGGCTCTGATCGTAATGAAAATTACGAATATCCCGATGATGAATGGCTTTATTATGCTTGCGCTAAAGAATTCGGGTGGACTCCAAACGAAGTAGATGAAGCGCCTGCTAATACAGTCGCTTGGGTCTTAGCGATTAACGATATTGTAAAAGAGGTTGAAAGTGATCAAAAGTAATATTGGCTCTGTTAAGGCAGGTATGAACAAAGCCATATTAGAAATTGACGCACGGACGATTATGGCTCGCGATGAAATGATGGCGCGCTTAATTCAACTCTCCAAAGAAGAAATCAAAGGCAGGCGTCCTGCTGGCGAAAGAGCGACACCCGATGCGCCCCCTATGAACCGAACTGGTAATCTTCGGCGTTCCATTAAAGGACAAAAGTTTAAAGAAGGATTTGGCTCTTATTCGGGTGTTGTCGGTCCTACGATGGTCTATGCGCGTAGAGTCGAATTAGGTGGTGGCAACTGGCCGTCTGGACTCAAGTTCCCGTATATGAAACCTGCATACGATAAATTTATCCAACGAGGCGAAATGACCGCAATCTTTACGAAACACTTAGGAGGATAGAATGGCTGGTTTAGGTGGTTTTGTTCCTCCCGTAATTATTGAAATTATGGCGAACGCTAAAGAAGCGATCGTCCAATTTGAGGCAGTTAATAAAGAACTAACCATTATGGGTGTTAAGGCTGAAACGACAGGCGTTAAGTTAGATGTAATGACTAAGGCTGCTCGCATGGCTGATGTCGCATTTAAGTTCCTTGCCATTGGTGCTGCGATCTTTTCAGGGTATGCAGTTGAGGCTGGATTAAAGTCAGAAGAAGCCTTTGCCCGTTTAAATACTGCGCTTAAAGATAGCGGTAACGGAAGTGATGAGACAAAAGAAAAGTTTAAGAGTCTTGCTGAGGCAAATGCCAAACTAGGATTCAGTACAGAAGATACTGCTGGCGCACTTGGTACTTTAATTACTGCTACTCGTAACGCTAAAGACTCTCAACAACTTCTTGGTACGGCTATGGATTATGCGCGTTACAAGCACGTTAGTCTCCAAGAGGCTGCGACAACTCTTGCGCGTGGAACTCAGGGTTCTGTTAAAGCATTTAAGGAAATGGGTATTACTCTTGATACCCACCTTCCAAAACAACAAACAATTAATAAAGC